GCTTCATTCGCCATGGATGATGTTCGCTTCCGGCAACGCGAAAGAACTTCGCAAGATTGCCGACCAGCTTGAGACAAGCGAAGAACGGCTAGTCTCGATTTACGAGGACGCATTCGCCAAACGAGACAAGCGAAAGGGCCGCGACGAAATCAAGGCGATCCTAGACGCTGAAACGTGGTACACCGCACAGCAAGCACTTGACGCTGGGCTGATCGACGCGATTGACGGCCAAGCGGTCGAGCCCGTTGCGGCTAAGTATCGCAACATCCCGGCAGCGATTGCACGAGCACAAAAAGCAGGCGACCGGACACCATACCCGTTCGCGCGAGAATCGGCAAAACTGAGGCTTAGAAAAAGCAGTTGACAACCGGTAGCAATTTGCTACCGTATGAGGACACGACGACTCTATCGTAACTCGGCAACTCGTTAGCGGCCGGATTTCGATTGGCGGCGATTTGGACAAACACCAAACCGCGGCCGATTAAATCCAGGCCGTTTGGCTTTTAGGACATGATCGGCCGCCAATCAAAAGGCTGATCATGGAATTAAGAGCACGAATTGAAGGGCTACAGGCTAAGCGAAATGAACTCTACGCAGAGGCCGAAGCGATCCTTGCGGTGGCAAAAGAGGCTGACCGCGATTTGACCGGCGACGAATCGGCAAGGCTTGTCGCAATTCAGGGCAAAGGCGAAAACGACCTCGGAGAGCTTGGGGCGGTCGATTCGCAGCTCAAGCAATGGCAGCACGTCGCGACCCGAATGGAAATCACGCGGGCACAGGCGTCGGCACCGGTTCCGCGGCTTGGCGACCCACCGGCGACCGTTGTCAACGTCAAGAAGTACCGCGGCAAGGCAAAAAACTTTGAAAGCCAACAAGATGCGGTCGATGCCGGCTTGTTCTGCGCGGCGGCGATCTACGGTCACGGCCCGTCGATGGACTACTGCCGCGAAAAAGGCTTGATCGTCAACGCACACAGCGTCGGCGACAATACGAAGGGCGGCTACGTCGTGCCTGAGCCTTTAGAAGCGTCCATCATCCGGCTGGTTGAAGAACGTGGCGTCTTCCGCCAGTACGCTCGGGTGTATCCGATGGGATCCTCAAGCGTGCTCATTCCGCGGCGTGCCGGTGGATTCACTTCGTACTTCGTTGGCGAAAACGACGAGATCACCGCTTCGGACATGAAATTCGACCAAATCAAGCTTGAGGCCAAAAAGCTTGGCGTTCTGACGCAAGTTTCTAGCGAGCTTGACGAAGACGCCATCGTCGCTTTGGCCGATTTGGTGTCTACGGAATTCGCCCTGAGTTTCGCCGAAAAGGAAGATCAATGCGGATTCAACGGTGACGGCACCTCGACTTACGGCGGAATGGTCGGGCTCAAGTCTGCACTAGCCGCGGGCTCAATTTCCAAAACCGCAAGCTCTACCACGTTTGCGGCAATGGTGATCGGCGACTTCCTCGACGCGGTTGCTAAGCTTCCGCAGTTTCCGGGCATCTCGCCAGCTTGGTATGTGTCAAGTGCGGGTTACAACCTTTCGATGGCCCGATTGCAATTCGCGGCCGGTGGCAACATGGTCGACAATATCGCGGGATCTCCGCAGTTGTCATTCCTTGGCTACCCGGTTCGGTTTGCTCAAGTGCTTCCAAACTCTTCGGGATCGCTTGCCGATACCATCGTCGCCTATTTCGGTGACTTGTCGATGGCGGCTACCTTCGGCAATCGGCGCGGCGTGACGATTTCGGCCGATAGCTCCGTCTATTGGAAGCAGGATGCCATTGGGCTCAAGGGGACCGAACGTTTCGACATCAACGTCCACGAACGCGGAGACGCGACGAACGCCGGCCCGATGGTCGCCATCGAATTGCAGTAATCCTTCCCTTGCTCCGGGTAGGGTTGGGGCCGGTTGGCTTATGCTGGCCGGCCCCTTTGAAACAAACAAAACACCGATAGGAAAAAGAACATGAAAAGCTTACAGCCGATTTATCAGGAACTTGTTTTCGCACCGGCGACCGCGGCGACCACTACCGCGGCCAAGTCTATCGACACGCTAGGAGCGAAGAACCTTTGCGTGTCGCTGAACTTCTCTGCGAACCTGAACACCAACGCGACCGGCCCGACGCTGGAGTTCTCGCACAGCGACACGGACGCGGCAACCGCGTTTGCGACCTTCGACGCGGCGTTAAATCGCAGCGTTAGCCGTGGGACTGCTGGCGTGATCAGCGTTTCGCATGTCAATCTTGACGGCAGCGTCAAACGATATGTTCGCGTCAAAGTTACTCCAGGAACCAGCACGAACGATACCGTTATCTATGGCGGTGTCGCACTGGAAGACAAGGAAATCAGGCCAAGTGCAGTCGCCGACGTTGGCGGCGGTGCCGTCTTGAGCTAACTCAATCTAATACCCGGAGCAAATGGGAATGGAAACAAAAGTAAAAGTCCATGCGTTCATGACGGCTGCCCGTTATGAAAACAGCATGACACGAAATCACATCGAGATCGCACTGAGAGCGCTCGGGATCCCGATGCAGGTTTCGGGCGGAGTGTTTTACGGCCAGTGTATGCAAAATATGCTGCACGACGCTTTAAAGTACGGAATTGATTACGCGATCACGATCGACGGAGACAGCATGTTTACGCACAAGCATATCGAAAGACTGCTTGGCGTAATTGTGCGGCCGGATAGCGGCATTGATGCACTAGCGGCGCTGCAGTGCAAGCGAGGTTGTCACTACCCGTTGGCAAGTTGCGGCGAACAGACCTTGAGGATCACTGGCGAGCCTTTTAAGGCGTCAACGGCACACTTTGGGCTGACCGTATTAGACATGCGGAAGCTTGCAATGGTTCCGCTGCCGTGGTTTGCCGATCGACCTGGACCGGACGGAACGTGGACGCACAACGATAAGATCGACGCAGACATATCGTTTTGGAAAGCATGGGGGGAAGCTGGAAATTCGCTGTACATGGATCCGGGATGCAGCATCGGGCACATGGAAGAAATGATCACAGTTTTCGACGAACAGATGCAGGTTAAGCACTTATACCCGAAGGAATGGCGGGCAATGAATGGTTACAGCGCCTCCTAGCTACGTTACGGTTGTTTTTCTTCGGGATTGGTTTTTGATTCGAAAAGATCAACGCCACTTGATGACCTGGGGACAAGCCGACCTACTGACCCGTCGCGGTTTTTGCGAGATCGTAAAAGATGGAATTGACAATCCCGAAATGGAAGCGACTGACGCAGCCGACAAGCGAGCCGGTGAGCCTGTTGCAAGCCAAACAGGCACTGAACATCGGAACCGGCGACGGCACGCACGATGAGCGGCTGACGCTGCTGATCCAGGCGGCACGCGAAAAATGGGAACGCGATACGCAGCGAGCAACCACGGCCGGAACGTTTCGGCAAGTGTTCGATGCGTTTGCAGATCCGCTGGAGTTGCTACCGCTTGGCGTTACTTCCGTTTCATCGATCACATATTTCGACGCGAACAATGCGACGCAAGCGGCATCGGCATCGCTTTACGTGTTCGATGACTACGACAACGTGGTCCGGCTTGCTTACGAGCAAGAATGGCCGGACACGTCCGCACGCTATGACGCGGTGACGGTGAATTTTACGGCAGGCACTAGCGACCCGCTCGAAGTGCCGGCGATGGCCAAAGCGGCGATGCTTTCGCTCGTGGTTTATTACTTCGACAAAAATCCAGGTGATAACGACGGGCTCTATGATCTGCGGCATTACGACGATTTGGTCCGCCAATACATGCGGAGTAGCTACCCATGAGCGGAAGGCCACGCCGTTTCAGTGTCGCCAACATGCGATACCGCGTAGTGCTACAGAAGCACGTCGACACTGTTGACGCGGCCGGGCAACCGATCGCAACTTGGACGACGGTTTACCAAAGCGAGCCGGCGGATTATGCAGCGGTGAGTGGCGGACAAGTTTTTCGAGGGTCACAAGTTAACGAAGGCATCAACGCCATATTCACGGTTCGGTATCGCGACGAATACGCACCGCAGCATCGCATCTTATATGGCGGCCAAGCATACGGGATTGTTTTTGTGCAACCGATCGAAGGCCGCGACCGTTATTTAGACTGTCATTGCAAGGTGGTCGAATAATGGCACCGCGAAAAACAAAGGCACGATTTGGAATCATTGTTGGGTTTGACAAAAAGCTTATCGATCGACTTACGCACGGACTGCCAGATGAAGTGCGAAAAGCCGCTACCGCTCACGGCTTGCCAGCAGCCGCGGCCGTAGTTGAAAAAAAGGCAAAGCAGATTGCTCCGAACGGGCGGAAGACAGGCACAAGCAATAAGCAATACGGAGAATCTAGAACGAAGTGGTATCCCTACAGGCTAAAAAATCACATCACTTCAAAAGTGCTTGACGACATGATGGGCACTGTCGTTTCCGTAATGGTTGGCCCGATGCGACCGTGGGGCAACAAAGTCAATTTTATTTCGCCAAACGTTCGAAGTACCACCGGAAACACAAAG